CCGAGAATTTCGCATTCTCGCGAACGCGATCTAAATTGACTATTATAGCCAATGAAGACAATCAAAAATAAATCAACTGAAAACCAGTGGTTACTGTCCATAAGGAAGTTACTACCGATGATCAATATCTTACATTTGAAAGATTCTCTTGATAATGTAGATAAGTTCTATAATCTTGTTCGACACCTATTAATGAATAAAGGTGAAGTTAGAGCGATGCAAATACTCAAAGAGTATCGGCTAGCTCTTCAACAGTATGCCTTACGGCAGCCGTTGACAAGAATCCCTTTCCAAAAAATCGATCGGGACGGATTTCCGAAAGCAATACGCTTCCTGAAACCGGATAGAACTAACCGGAAACAAGTGATGTATTCACTCTCAGTCTTTCGACTGATTGAGGAATTTCGGTGTAAACCGAAGTACCAAGTGGATACTATTACCGCTGAATCCACAGCCAAACGTGAAACGCTTGACGAGATCACAGCATACATCCGAGGAAAACCAAGAATCCTAAGGGTTTTACCCAAAGAACCTCTTGAACCTCGTCTTATACTTAGTAACAAAGCTGGCCCTTCCGGGCCTGCATCTATTACGTGCTTACAGGACTTGCAAGCCTTACGGCGAACAGGTAATGAGGCACTCTATGAATGCATTAGGTCATTTGTCAAAGACAAACTCCCCTTTGTAGACATGGATAAGTACGAGAGCCCTAGCGGAGAGTTTAAACACTCAAAGCTAGTTCTGCTTAGTGACAAGGCATGTAAAACACGCCCCATTGCTATTGCAGATTGGTGGTCTAACATATGTCTTTCTGGTATCCATGATACCTTTATGAAAGCATTGCGAAGGCTACCAAGCGATGTAACTTATTTCCAAGACACGATACCAAGTTTAGTAATGAACTTGGGACCGAATCTATACAGTTCCGATATGACAGCGTTTACTGACCGCTTTCCTCGAGAAATCGAGGTTGAAGTGATCAAAGCTGCCTACGGAGCCAGACTAGGTGAGGTATGGGAAACTATCATCAGCCATAGAGAATTCTACCATGAGAGTGGTAGTGTCCGCTATAAAGTGGGGAACCCGATGGGCTTATTGAGCTCATGGGCTGTCTCAACTTTCACACATCATGTCGTAAAAGACTGGTGTGCGCATAAATGCGGTATCAAGGACTTTAGAAGTTACAAGTACCTAATACTGGGCGACGATACACTAGATTCAAGAAAGGACGTATACGAATTTTACATACGAACAATCGAGAACCTTGGTGTTTCCATATCAGCCTCAAAATGCACTCAAAGCGAGTCCGGCTATGCCGAATTTGCCAAGAGACTTTTCTCTCCAGACGGGGAGGTAACTGGGTTACCAGTCCATCTTCTCAATGGGTTGAAGAGTCATCCAGAACAAGTTCTAGAACTTGTGAGGATTTGCAGATCGAGGGGGTACGAGGACAATGTTCTCGGCCCGGCTTTGGAAATCCTACTGTCCAAAAAGCTCATTTCTGAGCCTAAGATGGTAGCTGATATCTTAAGTTTACCAGAGACCATAACTGACGCGCCTCCATTACTGGAGGGTAACGCCGGTTCGTGGATAAGTAAGCTAATTGAATATGGAAAACCATACCAAGAAGCAGTCCTTGCTATTGCAAGAAATTACTTATTCTGGAAACAAATTCAGAATTTACAATTATCTGAAGGTCCAAAGCATATCAGTCCGGTGGAAATAGATAACAACCACCCTTTAGTCTTCTCGCTATATCAGCAAGTTGACAAATATCTTCCCGAAGAGGCATACTGCCCCGAAACGGGAGATGAGGATGAATATTACATCTATAACCGCTGGATGGAGGGAGAGTACTTAAGTCTGAATAACTTACCAGACGTCAATACTTACAAATACTGCAACAAAGGTCATAAAGACACTAAGTGCAAATTTGATGTTGCAAAACTCGTCTTGCAGATTGCAAACGGGAATTGTAATATCCCTCTAATGCTCAGAGTCAAACGCACAGATGAAGATCTGTACAATATGGCTCTTGCATCAATCACGCCGAAGCGCGATCAAACGTAGGTTCAACCCTTATAACAAGGGCTGTGGCCACCGGGAGTTCGAGCACCGAAAGGTG